GAGTATATTTAATTAAACTCTATGGTAACGGTAGACCATTAGATGAAAATGCTTTTGTATATGTTGACATTAGCGATTTAGTTCCAACAGTACAAAAGGTTGAAGTTACTAACATAGATGATTTACCAACTGCATAGGAGGTAGCTTATGAGGGTTAAAGTTCTACGAACATTTCGAGACAAAGAAACGAAAACCCTCCACAGAAAAGGTAAAGAAATTGAAATAACAAAAAAGCGGTATGAGGAAATTAACTCTACCGCTTTTGGTATTTTAGTGGAGGAAATTGAGAAGCCTAAAAAGGCCAAGAAAAAGTAGGTGATGATATGGCATTACCAGAAGGACTATTAGAAGATGTTAAAAATTACTTGGACATAACTTGGGATGATGAAGCTACAGAAAAGAAATTAACAGGAATTATAGAAAGAGGCATAAAGTATATAAATAGCGTTGCCGGTGAAGAGTTAGATTATTCTAAAGAGGAAAAACCTAAAGAATTGCTCTTAGATTATTGCCGATATGTGCGCTCAAATGCTTTAGAATCTTTCCAAACCAACTATCTCCATGAGTTGCTATCTCTACAAATACAGCAGGAGGTGGCACGATATGAAGCCGAAAACACTGACACAGACGTTTAATGATGGGATTGTGAATATTTATTGTGTAGAGAATATAGCGGAACCAGGTAATATGCCAAAAGAAGGACTCACCTTGAAAGTGGGTCCTTTACATTATGAAGAAAGAACTGTAGGAATGAGCCGATATTGGACAGCGCTTCAAAATCAAGCTCAAATCACTCAAATGATAAGAACTCAACGGATAAATTCCGTGAATGTGCATGATGTGGCGGTTTTGAACGGAAAGCAATATGATATTGTTCAAATACAATACATACAGGATATAGAACCTTCATGTATGGATTTATCATTAGAGAGGTTGGAGGTGGAATATGAAACTAACTGATTTAAGAGATTTATTATTAACCGTTTTTTCTTCGTTAGGAGTTCCAGTATTCCATTATTACGCAACCAAGCAAAGTGAGAAATATATTGTTTGGGCCGAAGATGGAGAAGCGGATTCCACTAGCGGAGATAATAAAAAAATAGATCAAGTGCTTCAGGGCACAATAGATTATTTTACCAAGACAGAGTTTGATCCAAACTTTCAGGTAATCCAAGAAAAGCTCAATTCTGCTGAAATTAGCTGGAGATTGAATTCCATACAATATGAAGAAGATACAGGCTACATTCATTATGAATGGGTTTGGGAGTTGATCTAATGGCGAAAATGACTATAAAAGGCATAGATGAACTGGCCTTGAAAATATCCAAGCTAGGAGAAAAGTCCACTGAAATAGCTAAAGATGTGGTTATGGCTGGAGCTCAGCCAGTGGCAGATGAAATCAGAAAAGGACTAAAAAAGAATTTAATAGGTTCTAAGTACTCAGAAGGAGATTTGCTAAATAGCTTAGGAATTACTCCACCTGGTGTTGACCGTAACGGAAATGTAAATACGAAGATAGGATTTGATGGCTATGACAGTAAGGGAGTGCCTAATCCGTTAAAAGCTAGAGTAATGGAAAGCGGTAGCAGTAAGCAAAAGAAAAGACCGTTTGTAAGACCAGCGATAAATAGAAGCAAGAAAAAAGCATTAGAAGAAATGCAGAAAAAGTATGACGAAGAACTTAAAAAGTTATTTGATTAGGAGGGATATAAATGGCTAAGATAGGTTTAAAATATCCAGTATATAAAAGTGCTACTAACAGTGGTGTAATAGGTAAAGCAATTCAAGCTGACATTTCAATATCTGTTAATGAAGCTTATCTATATGCTGATGATGGAGTGGCTGAGAGTGACAAAAGTTTTCAGAGTGGCACAATTACACTTGGAATAGATGATCTTTCTGATGAAATACAAGTTGAATTTTTGGGGCATGCACAAGATGAAGACACAGGAGAAATCACTGCTAAAGGAAATGATGAAAATCCTTATGTTGGGATAGGGTTTTATGGAGCAAAGAAAGTTGGCGGTGTAAGAAAATATAGAGCCATATGGTTGCCTAAGGTTCAATTTGCTGAACCGGAGGACACTAATGCAACAAAAGGTGAGAGTGTTGAATTTAACACACCAAGCCTAGAAGGTACTATCATGCTTGACGACAATGGAGTATGGAAGATGGAAAACACTTTCGATTCAGAAGTAAAAGCTAAAGCATACTTGGAAGCTAAAGCAGGAATAACTACAGAATAAAAAAATGAAGAAGAAAATCAAAGGTAGAGAGTGGCTTATCCACTCTCTTTTTTATAAATTCTGGTAAGGACATGAATGTCCTTACCTTAAGGAGGGAATTCTATGTTGAATGATATTAAACATATAACAATAGATAATAAAGAGTATCCATTAGCTTTCACTTTGAACGTTATGGAAAGTGTACAAGAGAAGTACGGAAGCATAGAAAAATGGGCTGATAAATTAGAACCTAAAGCATATAAGAATAAGGAAACTGGAGAAATGATTACACCAGAACCAAACATTAAGGATCTAATTTGGACTTTCAAGGAATTTATAAACGAGGGCATAGATATAGAAAACGAAGAAAAAGGCGAAAACAGAGAAATGCTAACTCATAAACAGGTTGGAAGGTTACTTACAAAAGCAGGGGTAAACAATGTAACAGGAATGTTAATGAATTTAGCAGTAGAATCATCTAATGCTGGTGAGGAAAAAAACTAGAAGACCACGCAGAATCTAGCGATAAAGGAATAGATTTTGCGTGGCTGCTTTATATCGGTATGAATAAACTTGGCTTTACTGAAAAGCAAGTTGGACATATGACATTAAAAAAATGGAGTTTAATGTATAAAGCTTATAAAGATAATTTTGACATGGAATTAACTATGAAAATCAAAGGTTTAAGATACTCAGACATTAACAAAGAAATAACCATAGATGATGTAATCCCAATGTGAAAGGGGTGATATAAATGGCTTATAATATAGGTCCTCGTATTGGTATTGAAGGAGAAAAGCAGTTTCGCCAAGCAATACAACAGATTAATACCAATTTACGTACTCTTTCCACTGAAATGATGGCTGTAACAAGCAAGTATGATAAAAATGATAAAAGCACAGAAGCATTAACTGAGAAAAATATGGTCCTTAACAAACAAATAGAAGAACAAAAGAAAAAACTTGAAGAACTCAAAAAAGGACTTGATATGGCTTCTGAAAAATACGGCGAAAACGATAAGGTGACACAAGGATGGCAGCAGGCAGTTAATAAAGCGACTGCTGAGCTTAATAATATGGAACGAGAACTAGAGGAAAGCAATAAAGATCTAGAAGAATTAGGAAAATCTGCTGATAAAAGTGGCGGAAAGTTCGAAAAGCTCGGAGGAATACTGAAGGCTTCGGCTGCTGCTATGGGTGCTGTTGCTGTAGCAGCTGGTGCAGCAGCTATCAAATTAGGCAAAGAGGTTATTAATCAGTTTGCAGAACTAGAACAGAATCTAGGTGGTTCAGAGGCTGTATTTGGTAAATACGCAGAACGAATACAAAAAACAGGAGAAGAAGCTTATAAGAACTTAGGTGTCTCTCAAAGTGAATATTTAGCTATTGCTAATAAAATGGGTGCATTATTCCAAGGTTCGGGGATAAGCCAACAGAAAAGCCTTGAATTGACCACAAAAGCAATGCAGAGAGCAGCTGATATGGCATCTGTAATGGGTATCGATATGCAAGTAGCATTAGATTCAGTGGCCGGAGCTGCTAAAGGTAATTTTACGATGATGGATAACCTTGGTGTGGCCATGAACGCAACTACAATAGAGGCTTATGCACTTTCAAAGGGTTTAAATTTTACATGGAATACTGCAACACAAGCAGAAAAGGCAGAAATTGCAATGCAAATGTTTTTTGAAAAAACGCAACAATATGCAGGTAATTTTGCAAGAGAATCAACAGAAACTATAAGTGGATCTATAGGCTTGTTTAAGGCAGCAATACAATCTTTTGTGGGCGGCTTAGGAAATGCAAACGCAGATATGGAAAACTTAACGCAAAATGTAATAGATGCTTTTCAAGCGGTAGTAGAAAATGTAGTGCCTATCATTAAGAATTTGACATCAGCAATTCCGCAGGCGGTTGGAGCAATTCTTCCGGCACTTGGAGAACTTTTGCCAGATCTTTTAACTATAGCGACCGATTTATTTCAACAAGTGTTGAATACAGTAATGTCCATGTTACCAGAACTTATACCTGTAGCGGTACAAGCGCTTATGACAATTACTGATACATTAGTAGAAAATTTACCATTGCTTATAAATAGCGCAATAACTCTAATTTTAACACTTGCTAACGGGATAGCGCAGGCTTTACCTAATTTAGTGCCAACAATAGTAGATACAATGATTACTATTGTAGAAACATTAATAGATAATATAGATATGTTAATAGATGCTGCCATTGCAATAGTGCTAGGTTTAGCAGAAGGAATAATTAATGCTTTACCACGCCTATTAGATAAAGTTCCAGTTATAATAGATAAATTAGTTATTGCTATAACTAACAATTTACCTAAAATCCTCGAAATGGGGGTTAAATTAAATATTAAGTTAGCCGAAGGAATCATAAAATCAATACCAAGCTTATTAGTAGCAATCCCTCAAATTATGATATCTATTATTAAAGGATTTGCCAACTATTATGGTAACATGGCTGATGTAGGTACAAATTTAATAAAAGGATTATGGAATGGAATTAAGAATGTAAAGGATTGGATAATAAACAAAATAAAAGGTTTTGGTAACGTAGTTATAAAGAGCATTAAGGGTATATTTGGAATACATTCTCCTTCCAGAGTTATGAGAGATGAAGTTGGTAAAAATCTTGCATTGGGTATAGGAGAAGGTTTTACATCTCAAATGAAGAAAGTAACCTCAGATATGAATGATGTTTTGCCTACTAGCTTTGACGTGGATTCTACAATAAACGGAACACTTGATAATGCATTAACTGGTGTGCAAGGTATAAATGGAACCACAGAATTTGTATTTAATTTATCTATACCGCTAGATGGCAAGGAATTAGTAAGAAGGACAATAAGATTTAC